ACGGGTTTGACATTCCCTCTCGGGACGATCCCGTTTCTCAGCACGCTCACGTCCAATGGTCTGACCGGGGGTGTTACGAGTGCTGACTTGACGACTCTGATCCAGAGCGACAACTCGATCCCTGGTCCGACGGTGCCGAACGGAGACTTGTTGACCTCTCACTCTTTCACCGATCTCGGCACGTTCAAAGAGACAGACAACGGCATCACCGGCGCCGGTCCCTACTCATTGACCGAACGTTACGACATCACCGCGACCGGAGTCGGCGGCGCCGATCTGACAATCATCTTGGCAGCACCACAGGCCGTGCCGGAACCCGGCTCGCTGATCCTCATGTGTAGCGGGCTCTTTGGATTGCTTGGTGTGCTCAAGTTCACCCGTCGGCGCGGCGGTTCTCCTGCGCCAGCATAAAGTTTACCGAGAAGGGTCGCGCTGAAGTGGCTTGAGAGGGGCATCTCCTCTCCTCCAAGTCCATGGGGCGGCGCGACCCCCCTTAAGCCCCGCCGGCTAAATTTAGTCGGAAGCCTAACAACCACTAAATTCCTACCAGCCCGTCGTGAGACGCGCATTCCCTTAGATGGAGTCTTCTGCGGTGGACATGATCCGCAAGGTCGCGACCGGTAAGGTCGCGGGCTCGATGACCTACATCCTGAGTGATGCCACGGTTGATCGCTATGGCGATATCATCGAGCCGGCAGGTTGGCAGCTCGCCAACTTCCAACGCAACCCGATCGCGCTGTTCGGGCACCAGGGTTCGTTTCCGATCGGCACCTGGGCCAACGTCCGCACCGAGAACGGTAAGCTTCTCGGCGACTTTATGCCGGCGGCGCGCGGCACCTCCCAACGCATCGATGAAATCGTCAACCTGATCGAGCAGGACATCCTGCGTGCGACCTCGGTCGGCTTTCAGCCGATCCAGAGCGAGCCGCTTGATGCCAAGGATCCCTATGGCGGGATCCGCTATCTCAAACAGGAGCTCCTCGAAACCAGCATTGTCAGCGTGCCGGCTAACCCGGCGGCGCTGCAATTGGCGCGTTCAATGAACGTGTCGAAAGAAACCATGTCCCTCGTCTTCAGCGGGCAAGCACGAAGCCGGGACTTGGCACTTATTCGCGGCGGGCAAGCCGAACGTCAATCGTCCAGCAGAAGGACGATTCCAGTGACCACACTTTCACAACAGATCGAAGACCGGCAGTCGATGCTTAACGCTGCCAGGGACGCACTCGTAGAGCTTACCCGCGATCCGGAGCACGACACCGAGGAAGCGGACACGCTGCAACAGGAGGTCGACGAACACGAAACACGGCTCGCCTCGCTTCAGCGCAGTGAAAAGGCGCTGGCGATCCGCACGCAGGAGCAGCATCAGCAAGTCGAGCAACGGCAGGTTCCGGCACTGAACGGCGCCGGCGGCGGCCGGCGTCCGCTTGGCATTCCTGCCAAAGACGTCAGCCCTGGTGACCTGCTTGCCCGCGCGATGGTGTGCAAGTTCGTTTCCCAGGTCACCCACCGCAGCCTCGAAGACGTGCTGCAAGAGCGTTATCCGGACCACGAGGCGACCGCGATCGTCACTCGTGCCGCGGTAACCGGGGCGACGACGCTGACGCCGGGTTGGGCGGCCGAGCTGATCGTGCTCGCGCAGGCCGACTTCCTGCAAGTGCTGACCCCGGTCAGCGTCTTCCCGAGGTTGGCCGCGGCCGGTACGGCACTGACGTTCAGCGCCAACGCCGGAGCGATCAAGATCCCGTCGCGGACGATCACGCCGAGCATTGGTGGATCGTTTGTCGGTGAGGGTGCGCCTATTCCTGTCCGCAGGCTCGGCACGACCAGCATCACGTTGTATCCCCACAAAGTCGGTGGGCTTTCGGTGTTCTCGCGAGAGATCGCGATGTACTCGAATCCCGCGATCGAGGGGATCATCCGGCAAGCGATCACGGACGATACGTCGATCAATATCGACGCGCTCCTCCTTGACAGCAATCCGGTGTCGACGACTCGTCCGGCTGGTTTGACCAACGGCGTGACCGCGATTACCGCTTCGACGGCGAAGGGCTACCTGGCGATCTTGGCCGATATCCAAGCTCTCACCGGGCCGTTTTACGCCTTGAATGCCGGTCGTCGGCTGTCGATGCTGCTCAATCCGCAGCAGGGTCAGCAACTGATGTTCGCGCCTGGCCCGACCGGCGTCCCGTTCGGGTGGTCGAGCCAGTTCACCGGGCGTTTCGATGTCATCGAGTCGACCAGTGTTCCGGCGGGATCGGTGTACATGATCGATGCCGTGGACTTCGTCAGCGTTTCGGGTGCGCCCGAATTCGAAGTGTCGGAGGTCGCGACCTTGCACATGGAGGACACGGCGCCGGCGAACATCGGCGTTGCCGGCACCCCGCCGGTCGTGGCCGCACCGGTGCAATCGATGTTCCAGACCGCTCAGATCGCCATTCGTATGCTCGCCAATGTCACCTGGGCGATGCGTCGTCCGCAGATGGTGCAGTTCATGACCTCGGTGAATTGGGCTCCCTGATCCTCCCAAGCAGGAGCTCATGTTTAAGGCGGGGCTTTGGCCCCGCCATTTTTCAAACAGTTAGAACGAAAACGTACCTCTAAGTACCTGAAGGTACTTCCCCCAGGCACGAAGGATCGAGCGATGCAAGGTGCGCCTGCACCGACGCAGGACGAGGCCGACTTTCTCAAGCATCACGGTGTCGCTCTTGTTGAGGCCGCCAAGCCTGCCGCGCCTTTGCCTTCCAGCACGATGACGCCAACGCAAGACGAAGCCGACTTCCTCAAGGCGCGCGGCATGCTGCTTCACAGACCGATTTTGCCGGTCGAGCATGAGGTGCCGTGGCCGACGCAGGCGGATGCCGACGATTTGGTAGGCGGCTCGCTGGAGGTTGTCGAGACTGCTCCTCGATCACTTGAGGTGGAGCCGCCGACGCCGACTCAGGCTGACGCTGATATCGCTCGGCGGTTTGGTTTGCCGGAACCGCAGGACGTGGACCCAACCGCGCCATCGGATGCTCTGCAAGACCCGACGCAGCCCGAGGCTGACATTTACAAGCTGATGTCGGCTGGCGTGCTTGAGTTCATTACGGCTTGGGACAACGGGGCTACGACCTGGGATCACAAAACCACCGTCTGGGACAGACAGGCATGAGTTCGCAGATCGACATCACCAAACCTGCTGCGGTGCTCGCCTACACTGCCGACGTGCGCGCTAATTTCGCGATTGCCGCCGATGAAATTTCCGCGTTGCAAGCTCCGCGCATGGGCGTGACTGACGGGTCCGACGCAGTATCGGGCGAGGTTGGCGAATACCTGACGACAGACAACATCGACGGCGTCTCTTTGGACGCCAACGTAGCGGTGGCAATATGCACCATGCCGCTGCCGCCGGGTTGCTGGGAGGTGTGGGGTTGCTGCGACTTTACCGTGGCTGGTGTTGCGGTTGGCGTGCAGGCTACGCCGATCCAGCCCAATCAGTTGGGTGCCGCGATCAGCGTCACGCCCGACAGCCTGCCCACCGACGATGAGCTGATCCTCGGCACCGGGGTGATGCAGTTGATCTATTCACCGCTCGCTGCTGGTCAACGACAGGTGCTGATCACCGGGCAGTGCCGCTCCAACTCCACCGACCCGGTTGACCTGTACCTCGTAGCGCAGATCGGCTTGGGGAATTGCACGGTCAAAGGCTACGTCTCGGCTCGCCGGGTTCGGTAACCAAACACCAAAGTGAGGATTGAGCCATGCCAGAAGCAAAGAGGACTGAGGTTCTTCCGGTAGAGCCGCCGACTCCATCGCAGGAAGAGGCAAACGAGATCAAGTCGCAAGTCATTCTGGGCAAGGATGCCAAGGCCGAGGATGACGAGCTGCCGCCGCCGGTTGTCCATGATCCGCCGGCGCCGTCCCAGGACGAGGCGAACGAGGCCAAGGTGCAGAGCGCGCTCGGCGGGATGGATATCACCGCTCCGGTCAATGTCGATGTGCCGCATCTTCAGCCTGGATCGGCTGTTGTCGGGGATACCCTGACGATCACGATGGGCAACTGGGACATGCAGCCGAGTCAGTATGCCGGCGAGTGGTTCCGCGATGGCACTGAGGCTATCGGGTCCGGTGCGAGCTATGTGGTCAGCGAGGCCGACGCCGGGCATTCGATCACCTGTGTGGTGACCGCCAGCAATGCGATCGGCTCGACCGTCGCACCGCCGTCGAACGCGGTGGCGATCCCGGCTTCGCGGCGAGCCGAGCCGGCTGCGGCTGGGCCGGCTGCGTCGACTCGCGAGGGACAACATCATGCTCCCGAGCCACATCATCCTGCGCCCACCAAAAAGTAGGAATGGTGAGATGAAAGAATGCCCGAACTGCGGGAAGATGAACCCCGATACGAACACCCAGTGTTCGGTTTGCGGCAAGCCGATGAAAGCCGCTTGGCGATTTGGCGCCATCAAGCTCGTCTGCCTTTCCTTGATCGCGGTCGCTCTCGGCGGCTGCGCCTGCGGTGTCGGCGGTCAGCATTGCGTGACGGGCTACACCCAGACCCAGACCCAGCCGGGGGTGTGGGTCACCACGGTGCAGTACGGGAACTGATGTGTCGAGGCGATCTCGAAAGATCATCCAACCGGCGGATTCCTTGTTCCGGTCAATGGTGGTCATGTTTGAGGCGCGAGCGACCGGCGAGTCGCCTCACGAAGTTTTACTTAGACGGTACGGCGATGCCGCTGATTTTGAATTGATCAGCGGATTTTTAGACGCTGGACTGAAGATGAGGGAGACGCAGCCATGATACTCGAGATTCTCTTTGTAGTAGTTATGTTTCTCTGGCTGCTCACCATCTTACCGTTTCCGCCGTTGGCTCCGTTTGCTACTTCGCAAATATTCTTCGCGTTCACGGCGGTACTGTTACTCGGCTTGTTTATCTTCCTGCCTGGATTGCGGGGGTGAGCATCTCCGAGACGTGGGTGACGCATCCCCCGCAGTTTATCTCAGAGAGGTTTAAACCGATGATGATGTCCGATCCGAAGCCCGCCTCTGAAGATGAAGGTGGCGAGGAAGATAAGAACGAGCCCGCCGGCGATCCGGCGCCCGAGAAGCCGGAACAAGAGGCTGCGAAGACCGAGGAAAAGGAGCAGGCGCAGACCGAGAAAAAGTCCGAGGAGGGGGATCCGCGCAGGAAGTGGAACCGCGCGTCCCGCGAGCTGCGTCCGCAATCCAAAGAACCCGGCTACCAGACGCGATAAATGGCGAACTGGCTAACCAACCTGCTGTCGTGGGGCAAGCGGGCTGTCGAGGGACAGTACCGTCCCGGTCCGTATTGGATCAACGACGGCTCGGCATCGAGCGGGGTTATCAGCGCGTCGGCCGGACGCTATTGGAACTGGTGGCAGACCGGGTACAAGCCGTTGCCTTACGGGCAGCGCAGCGCGATGGTCGAGGCGTGCGTTTCCGCGTACAGCCAGACCGTTGCGATGTGCCCCGGCGACCACTGGCGCAAGCTCGACAATGGCGGCCGCGAACGGGTAACGACGTCGGCCCTGCAACGGATCATCAAGAGCCCGAACGATTACGAGAGCATCTCCGACTTCTTGATGAACCTCACTCGCCGGCTCTACGAGAAGGGCGAGGTGTTTGCGGTTGTCCAGCGTAACAATCGAAGTGAGATCGAAGAGATTCACCTGATGCGCAGCGGTGTCGCTTTGATCGGCGAGGACGGCAGCATCTTCTATTCGTTGTGGGGCAACGAGATCGCCCAGCAACGGTTGGACCTAACCATCGCCGCGCCGGCGCGGGATGTGCTTCACGTCAGGCTGCATACGCCGACCCATCCGCTTAAGGGCGTATCGCCGATCCTGGCAGCGACACTTGAATTGGCGATGTCGACCGCGGCGCTCAACCAGCAGCTCGCGTTCTATCTCAATCAGGCCAGGCCGAGCTTTATGCTCGAAACCGATCAGCCGCTGACCAGACAGCAAATGGAGGATATGCGGGCTCGGTGGGCCGATCAGACCCAAGGCGAAAATGCTGGCGGCTCGCCATTGTTGAGTCACGGCATCAAGGCCAAGCCGGCGATCGTTACGGCGGTCGACGCGCAGTTGGCCGAGATGCTGAAAATGACCGATCAGAACGTTGCGGTGGCGATGCGGATTCCGCTGCAAATTTTCGGGCTCGGCAACAACACCTACGGCTCGACCGAGCTGCTGATGCAGTCGTGGATCGCTTCTGGTCTGGGGTTCGCCCTGAACCACATCGAGGAAGCGTTCGGCCAGATGTTCGGGCTGAAGGGTTATCCCGACGAGTATCTCGAATTCGACACCAAAGCGCTTCTGCGCAGCGCGTATCGCGAGCGCATCGAGGCGTTGTCGCGGGGTGTCATCTCGGGGATCTACTCACCCGACGAAGCGCGGGCGAGCGAAGACCTGCCGAAGGTCAAGGGCGGGTTTGGCGACATGCCGCGGGTGCAGCAACAAGTCGTGCCGCTGAGCTACGGCGCGCAAATGAAGCCACCAACCCCCACACCGCCAGCACCACCCTCGGCGCCGCCGCCGACAGATGACGGGCAAGGCGACCCTAATGCAGCAGAGCAACAGCAGCAGCAGAACGCTGCCTTCCGCGCCGCCTTCCGCGCCTCATATGACCGACATCGACTCGCTGCCTGATGTCCTCGGCGAGGTCATGGGCGCGGTCGCGGCTCGGATCGAGCGCGAGGTCAAGCTATCGCTGACAGCAGGGCTCGCCGATCTTCGTGCCGAAATCGAAGCGCTGCGAGCGTTCAAGGCCGAGCTTGAGCTTCAGGTCGTCACGCGGCTTGCGGCTTTGCGAAACGGCGAGCGTGGCCCGCAGGGCGAGCGCGGCGACCCTGGTACAAGCATTGTCGGGCCGCCCGGTGAGCGGGGCGAGATCGGGCCGCAGGGCGAGCGTGGCGAGGCTGGGGAGCGGGGTTTGCCTGGAGAGGGCATCGTTGGTCCTCCAGGCGAACAGGGGCTTCCTGGGCCACAGGGCGAGCGCGGAGAGCGTGGGTTGTTGGGGCCGAATGGGCCGGCACCCGATGCAGAGGCAATTTCGCGGCTGATTATGGCACGGCTGCCGGCGCCAGAGGCCGGACCGATGGGGCCGATGGGTCCGCAGGGCGATCCCGGTCCGATGGGGCCGCCGGGTGAGCCGGGGTCGGCTGGGCTGCGAGGCGAGCCTGGCCCTGCCGGACCGCAGGGTGAGCCAGGGGCGGCCGGACCGGCGGGTGAGCCGGGTGTTGCTGGACCGCCAGGTCCGCAAGGTGAGCCGGGGCCGGCTGGGCCGCAGGGCGAGCCTGGCGAGGACGGTGACGATGGTGTCAACGGCGCCGATGGTGAGGATGGCGAGCCGGGGCCAGCGGGCGAGTCGGGGGCTGCTGGTCGTGATGGTGAACGTGGGGAGCGCGGTGAGAACGGTGAGCCAGGGGAACGCGGTGAGCGTGGCTTGCCGGGCGAACGCGGGGAACGCGGTGAACCGGGCGAGCGTGGCGAGGCTGGGGAGCGCGGTGAGAACGGTGAGCCAGGGGAACGCGGTGAGCGTGGCTTGCCGGGCGAACGTGGGGAACGTGGTGAACCGGGCGAGCGTGGCGAGGCTGGGGAGCGCGGTGAGAACGGTGAGCGTGGCGAACGTGGTGAGCCGGGATTGCGCGGTGAGCAAGGCGAACCGGGGTTGCCGGGTCGCGATGGCGAGCGTGGCGAACGCGGTGAAATCGGCGAGCGTGGCCTTGAGGGACCGATGGGCAAGTTGCCGGTGGCGGCACCGTGGCTGGACGAGGTTCATTACGCCGCCGCCGTCGTTACCCATGAGGGGGCGACTTGGCAGGCTCAGCGAGATACTGGGCAATCGCCGCCGCATGACGATTGGGTGTGCTTGGCGACATCGGGCGACGATGGTCGATCGTTTGCCGTGCGCGGTACTTATGCGCGCGAGAAGACATATTCGGCGCTCGATGTCGTGGTGACCGGCGGGTCGGCGTTCGTTGCACGCCATCACGATCCCGGCGATTGCCCCGGCCCAGATTGGCAGATGATCGCGGCGCAGGGGAAAACCGGCAAGCCGGGTCCGATGGGGTCACGCGGGGAGCGTGGCGAACGTGGCCTGTCGGGTCGGATCGTCAGCGCGACGATCGACAACCAGGGCCTATTGACGCTGACCGCCGAGGATGGGTCGGTTACGACCTGTGACTTCTACCCAGTGCTCTCTCAGTTGGATCGTTAAATGGCTTTTCAATACGGCACTACCCTGCGTAACAATCAGATCGGCCAAATCCAGACAACTTGTGGTGCCTCGGCAACGCTGTTTATCTTTAGCGGAGCCGAGCCAGCCAACCCCGCCGCCGCCGATCCGACCGGCCTGCTGGCGACGATCGCGCTGCCCGCGTCCTTTCTCACGTCAGCCGGTGGTGTCGCGTCCCTGGCCGGATCGTGGACGGTCGCGGCGAGCGGCACCGGCACGGCAGCGAGTTTCCGCATCAAGGATGGCTCTGCCGTCTGTCATGTCCAGGGCAATGTCACGGCCACGGGCGGCGGTGGCGATCTGCAATTGAACAACGTCAGCATCGCGACCGGACAGACCGTGACCGTCACCGCCTTTACCGTTACCGCTGGGAACGCATAAGGGGAGTACCGCGATGGCCGTAGCGACTGCGACCCCGGAGCAACTGGCGCAACTGCATAATTTCGTGCAGATGCAGCGAGCGACGACTATCGAGTGGTTCAGGATTATGAACCAGATCGAGGCGTTGATCCTTGGCTGGAATAGTACCATCTTGGGCATTATCGGCCCGCCACAGAACACCGTCATTCACGATGCGAGCAGCCTCGCTGGTTGCTCAGAGTTGACCGACACACAAGTTACCAATCTGTTTGGTACACTTCAGCAGATGCACACGGATTACTTCACGGCGAACAATCAAGCCGCTGCCGTGCTGGCGACTGGACCGGGCAACTCAAGTGTTAGCTGATGGCTGTCAACCTAACCACAATTTGGCGTGCCAGACCACTTGGTAACAATGCCAATGGCGGCGGGTACGATCCCGGCATAGCTGGCGCGGGAACCGATTACAGTCAGCAGGATGCGGCGCAAGCCAGCGG